ACCCACAGATCATCTGGATCAACATGGACATGCCGAACATCAGCATGTACATCTATCCGGTGCCGACTAAGGCGTTGGAATGGCACTTCATCAGCGTTACCGAATTGGTGGAACCCGCGACCTTGGCTACGGTGTTGGTGGTGCCACCGGGCTACCTGCGGGCGTTTCGATTCAATCTAGCGTGTGAGATTGCTGCCGAGTTTGGCGTGGAGCCGCCGCCCCAAGTGCAGCGGATTGCAATGTCCTCCAAGCGCAACATCAAGCGGATCAACAACCCCGACGATGTAATGAGCCTGCCGTACAGCATCGTGGCAACCCGCCAGCGGTTCAACGTTTTTGCTGGCAATTTCTAATTGAAAACGCCTATCCTCGGCGGCAGTTATGTCGCCCGGTCGATCAATGCGGCGGACAACCGCATGGTGAATTTGTTTCCGGAAGCTATCCCAGAAGGCAGCGGCGGAAAGGAGGCGGGCTTCCTGCTGCGGTGCCCTGGCCTTCGGGTGCTTGCAACTGTCGGCAACGGCCCTATACGCGGCCTGTGGGTCACCAATGGCGTGGCCTATGTGGTGTCGGGCAGCGAGTTCTACAACCTGTCTACAAGCTATGCAGCCACTTTGCTTGGCACCGTGTCTGGTACAGGGCCGGTCAGCATGACCGACAACGGGACGCAGATATTCATCGCTTGCAACCCTGACGGGTTTATCTACAACACCTCCACGGCAGTGTTTGCCCAGATTACGGATGTAGATTTTCCCGGCGCGGGCTCGGTTGGCTACATTGACGGCTACTTTGTGTTTAACGAGCCGGACTCGCAAAAGTTTTGGGTAACCAGCCTGCTGGATGGCACTTCAATTGACCCGCTGGACTTTGCCAGCGCCGAAGGCTATCCCGACAACGTAATTGCGTTGATCGTAGACCACCGCGAAATCTTCCTGTTTGGCAACACCAGCGTTGAGGTTTGGTATGACGCCGGGACGCCAGACTTTCCTCTGGCGCGGATTCAAGGCGCGTTCATGGAAGTGGGTTGCGGGGCAGCGTATTCGGTAGCTAAATTGGATAGCCGAGTGTTTTTTGTTGGTTCGGATGCTAGGGGTCGTGGGGTTGTTTACGCAATTAGTGGCTACATTCCTACGCGAGTCTCAACCAATGCGGTGGAATACGCCATTCAGAGCTACGGCAACATCTCCGATGCAATTGCGTACACCTACCAGCAGGACGGACATCCATTTTATGTGCTGATCTTCCCGTCAGCCCAGGCTACTTGGGTGTACGACGTATCAACGCAACTGTGGCACGAACGTGCGGCGTTTGAGGACGGTCAGTTTACAAGGCACCGCAGCAACTGCCAGATGTCGTTCAACAGCGAGGTTGTCGTTGGAGACTACCAAGACGGGCGACTGTACGCCTACGATCTTGATGTCTACGCTGATGACGACCAGATTCAGAAGTGGCTGCGGTCTTGGCGGGCGTTGGCTACGGGGCAGAACAACCTGAAACGTACCGCGCACCACAGTCTGCAACTGGATGCCGAAACGGGTGTTGGATTGAATGCCTATCCCGCCTATGATGGTGAAGATCTTGCCACCGAATCCGGCAACATTATTGTGGCTGAGTTTGTGCAGGGCTATCTGACCACGCAAGCCGGTGACCAGTTAGTCACCGAGGCCGGTGACGGTAACGAACCGCTGGTAACTCAAGTGCAGCCAGCCGAGGATTACAACGGCTATGCGTTGGAAACCGAAGCCTACACCGCTGCGCCAGGCTATGACCCACAGGTTATGCTGCGCTGGTCAGACGATGGTGGGCACACTTGGTCCAACGAACATTGGAACTCGATGGGCAAGATTGGCAACTATGGCTATCGCACCATTTGGCGGCGGCTCGGTATGACCGAAAAGATCCGCGACCGGGTGTATGAGGTGTCGGGTACAGATCCCGTCAAGATCGCCATCATGGGCGCCGAACTGTTTGTCACGCCGACGAGTAGCTAATGGCAACCCTCAACATCACCAACATCCCCGCGCCTCGGGTGCCGTTCATAGACGAGCGCACTGGCCTCATGGCGCGGGAATGGTATCGGTTCTTTCTTAACCTGTTTGTTCTAACCGGCAGCGGCAACAACCCCATTACGCTGGAAGAACTGCAACTTGGGCCACCGAGCCAGCCCGACTTGGCCGAGCTGCTGATCCAGATCAACCAGAACATCGCCCCGCAGTACGAGGATCAGTCTGGCGACTTCTTAGCCACGCTTGACACCGCGCAGCTCATGTCGATGATGTCGCGGTTTGAGAATGCCGAAGCTGCCATCCAAGGCGCGTACCTCCAGCCGGTTGTGCAGACAGGCACCATAGCAAACTACAACCTTGACGGTAGCCCCACGGCAGGCGGCATAGCCTACGGCACCGGCCCTGCGCTGGCAGTCAGCGCAACGGGATCTTCCGGCCAGGTGTTGACCAGTGCTGGTGCCGGAACGCCTACTTGGGCCACGCCAACCACCGGCACTGTCACCAGCGTGTCTGTAGTGTCGGCCAACGGGCTGGCGGGAACCGTAGCGACAGCAACGACTACCCCGGCAATCACGCTATCCACAACCGTCACCGGCCTGCTCAAGGGCAACGGCACCGCAATCAGCGCAGCCACCAGCGGCACAGACTACGCCCCCGCAACCAGCGGCACCTCAATCCTGTACGGCAACGGGGCTGGCGGGTTCAACAACGTCACCATCGGCACTGGCGTTGCCTTTGCCGCTGGAACGCTATCCGCGACCGGCTCGGGCGGCACGGTAACCAGCGTGGCGCAGTCCTTTACTGGGGGCTTGATTTCCGTTAGCGGTTCGCCAATTACAACCTCCGGCACATTGGCCTTGACGGTCGCAGGCACCAGCGGCGGCATCCCGTACTTTTCAAGCGGGTCAACCTGGGCATCTTCTGCGGCGCTGGCTGCTGGATCATTGGTGCTTGGCGGTGGGGCTGGCGCAACCCCCGCCACGACCGCAACGGGAACGGGCGTTGTCACCGCCCTCGGTGTCAATACCGGAACGGCTGGCGCGTTTGTAGTTAATGGTGGTGTGCTTGGCACACCGTCCAGCGGCACCGTTACCAACTTGACCGGCACAGCCAGCATCAACATTAACGGCACCGTGGGTGCTACAACTCCGACTACTGGATCTTTCACTACGATGAAGGCCAGCACGGGGGCCGCTGTTGGTGGTGCCACTCCCGGTGCTGGTGGGTTGGCATTTCCCGCCACAGCAGTAGCCGTAACAGACGCAAATACGTTGGACGACTACGAAGAAGGGACTTGGACACCAACACTAAAGTCTGCAACAACTACTACCTATAACCTTCAAGTTGGACGTTATACAAAAATAGGACGAGTTGTATTTATTTACTGTGATCTGTGGATAAATGCGTTAGGCGATGGCTCTACTACACTTATTACTAGCCTTCCATTTACTACAAATGCCGCAGGTTCTCCCGGGGCTTCTGTAAATTACTTTGCGGGGCTGGCATTAAATACAATATTTCTTACCGCCGCAGTAGACAATGGCTCAACAGATATAAGGTTTTATGACATCGCCGCCGCAGGCGCAACAATGAATGCAAGCTCGGCAATATTTGGCGCTGGAACCAGAGTGCGGCTTTCTTTGCAGTATGACGTTTAATATAAAGCCATATTATGACAACTAAAATTAAACACAACCAAATCTACTACGCGCCGTTGAATATCATGGATTTTGGCGCAGTTGGTAATGGCACTACTGATGATTCTGCGGCAATGACTGCGGCGCTTGCGGCCCTGCCAGCAAATGGGGGCACAATCGTTATTCCCGCTGGGGTTAACATTTATCTTGATACGACCAGCTACACTTTTACCATACCCAATATTGTCATCCAGGGCGAGGGAGAAAATTCAAAAATTACGTCAAACGTAACAAGTGGGGCGTTTGTATTCACAACTAAGCCCGGCAGCGGAACTAAGTTTATGAACTTTGCGCTCTATCTTAAAAGCGCAACAGGTGGCGGCATTTCTTTTCAAGAGGCAAGAGAAAACTCAATATGCGACGGCCTGTATATCATGGGGGCATCTAATGGTGATGTGCCGCTGGCGGGTAGCGTCGGGATTTATTCTTCCAAGACCAGCTTCTACAGTGGGTTCCTGCGAGTGCAGAATTGCTACTTGACGCAGTTGTTAACCGGCGTTTGGTTGGATAACACTGCAACCGTGACAACGGTCACAAATAATTCCTTTGTGGGAAAGCAAGCACCACTCACAGCAGGGTCTGCGGCCATCCGCATTGGTAATGATGGTGGCAACTACCTTATTTCCGGCAATGAGATTGAGGGTTGGGAGCGTGGCATTCATATCACTGGCAGTCAGGGATTTACCATTGTAGGCAACAACTATGAATCGAATGCTGTTGATCTTGCTGCTGGCGCTGTAATTGCCGATTTAGAAATAACCAGACAAGCTGGCGCTGCAACTATTGTTGCGTACATTGCCGGAAATTTTCACGTTAACGCAGGGTCTAATATTGGTAATGTGCTTAACAGCATATTGCCAACTGACCAAGTGGTGGAAATCGATCAGAACCAGTGGCAAGCGGGTTCTGGGCCAGCCTATGCCCAAGCAAGGGCGTACACAATGCGAAATAGGTTTAACAGTATTGGACAACAAGCAGCAAATGGAATAACGGTCCCCCCAAATAAAACGATGCGAGCTTATCTTGGCGAATTTGCGGGGAACGCCGCTTCGGTTGTAAAGATTGCCGTAGCAATAACAAACATGACCGATGGTAGTTTTGCCTACGCAGAATATATATACGGCGGCAATCTTGGCCTTTCGGGGCAGTATTCTGGAACAAGTGTTGCTTCTGCAACAAGTGCAGGAACGTCAACGGTAAACAATTTTACGGCGGGATCAAATCGCATAACGGTAGATGGCGTGAACTCCAATGCAACGCAAAATTCTTATATGACCGTGCTAATAACTAGCGCATCGGGAAATGCTGATATTCCAGTAATTAGTTTTGTTCAGCAATAAAAGCCCAACAAATGCCCTTTAACCAAACCAATTATTTCGTACTTATTTGATTTTCTTATTACTTTTTACCTGAAAGAAATTTCAAATGGCTACAATTTCACCCGTTCCATTTTTACAGTTTATCGACGCTAACGGCAATCCATTAGCTGGCGGGAAACTGTACACCTACGTTGCGGGGACTACTACCCCTCTTGCGACCTATACGGCCTACGCGGGAACTACCCCCAACGCAAACCCCGTGATCTTGGACTCGGCAGGCCGCGCTTCGGTCTGGCTCGGGGCTGGCTCATATAAGTTTATCCTAAAAGACTCAACCGACGTTCTGGTCTACACGACCGACAACATTGTCAACGCAGGTTCAGGAACAATGCAGCCTGCGGTGGTCGCTACGCAAGGCCAAACGGTGGTTACTGTTTTGCCCTACACGATGGGGGGGAGCGCAATTGTGGCGCGTAATGGTCTGGTTCAAGAGTACAACGTAGACTACGCAGAAACCAATAACACTACGATCACGTTTGTTGCGCCCGGTCTTTCCGCTGGCGACAGAATAACCGTAAGGAGCATATAACATGACCGTAACCGTAAAAGTGCTGATCCCGGCCAAGACCGCTGAGAACAGTCAAACAACCCAATACACCGCGACGAACGTCACCACGATCATTGACAAGTTCACCGCGACCAACTTCAGCGCAACGGCGGCAACGCTTAGCGTCAACCTGGTCACCGCGGCAGACACGGCGGGCAATCAGAACTTGATTACCAAGACCAAAACGCTGGCGGCAAGCGAGGTATATACTTTCCCCGAGATTGTCGGTCAGGTGCTGATGGCAAGCGGGTTCATCTCCACCATCGCCGGGACGGCCACGGCCATCAACATACGGGCAAGCGGGCGAGAAGTATCGTGAACGAACGGGACGTTGCGCTGATGAGCATCTACGAGTCGGTCAAAAGCCGTATGGCTTTTGACTTTGGCGAGTTTCAGCGTCAGTTGACCGCGTGGGATGTAGTGCCGTTAAAACAAGCCGACCAAATCATAGGCGGCGTGTTGGTAAAAGGTAACGAGTTGCATGTAGGCTATGAACGTCGCCCTACCGCTTCTATTTTGCGCCATATTAAAGCTACGCTAGGCAGGCTTTTAGCTGACTTTGGCTCGGCAACCACCGTTGTTGACGCAACCAACCAAAAAGGGTTGCGCTTTTGCTTACGTTTAGGCTTTGACGTAGTAGAACGTAAAGACGATAAACTATACCTTAAATGTTTGAGGTGCAAATATGTCTAAGTACTATTTTAGTCGGGCGCAAACGCAAGCGTGGAGTTCCGAATACCCAATTGGCGATCCTACGGGCGGTGCGGCGTATGGAGAGAAGAACGACCCGGTGACAGCAATTATTGGCAGCACCGTTGTCAGCTCACTATTAAGTTCTGAAGCCTCGTCTGACGCCGCCGAGACTGCCGCCCGCGCATCGGGGCAAGCCTCGGACGCGTCCGTTGGTGAGCAACGCCGCCAGTACGACCTTAGCCGCGCCGACCAGCAACCGTTTCTTACCGCCGGAACGGGTGCGGTCAATCGATTGGGGGCTGGCGTAGGGTACGGCGGTGAGTTTGGTGCAGCAACGCCGTTCAATTTCCAGTACAGTGAAGATCCCGGCGCGGCCTTCCGCATGTCCGAAGGCATAAAGGCGCTTGACCGAAGTGCGGCTTCCCGAGGCGGCTTGTTGTCTGGGGCAACGATGAAAGGCGCTCAACGGTATGGGCAAGACCTAGCCAGTCAAGAATACAACAACGCCTTTAACCGCTATGTAACCGGCTTCAACGCCAACACGGGCGAACGCAACCAACTCTACAACCGTTTAGCGGGCGTGGCGGGCACAGGCCAAACCACCGCAGGGCAACTCGCATCGCAAGGCGCAAACATGGCGAGTAACGTTGGCAACGCCTACATGTCCAGCGCAGCCAATACAGGCAATGCCGCAATGGCAGCGGCGGGGCAACGTCAGTCTGCTTTTGGTGGGGCAGCTAACGTGTTGGGCCGGATGTATGGGCCACAATTTGCAAGGGGGTATGACAACTACGGCTATACACCGCAATCTGGGGGTGGTATGGATAGTACATACGCGCCTGCGGGGTTTAACGACATGCCTGTTTACGGGTGATAAATCATGGCTGAACTTAATTTTGGACTGCTAAACCCGCCGGGTTCGCAAAGCATTGGCAACGCGTTTGTGCAGGGTATGGATCAAGCAGCGGCGGCTAGAGCGCAAGAGAACCAGAACGCGCTGTCTCAGTACACTTTGGGCAAAGCAAGGCGCGAAGATGAACTTAGCACCCAGTTGCTTGGCGAGCTACGGAAAGCAACTACCCCCGAAGAAATATATCGCGCCTACCAGCGGGTTGGTAAGCCAGAGATAGCGTCCAAAATGCAAAGCGAAGCCTTAACGCAAGAGGAACTGCGCGGCAAAATTAGAGCGCAGCCCGGGTTGATGGCGCGCACTGCGGAGCAAACCAACGCTGATAAAGCTAAAACAGCCCGAGAAAATGCAACGTATGCTTACGAAACTATATCGCGTTTAGCGGCCCTCCCGGGGGGTGCAACTGATCAAGACATTACGGCGGCAATAAGCGACGCGGGGGGCCGTGGGTTATTGCCCATGCAAGAAGCTACGCGCGTACAAAAGGCGCTGTTAGACGCAACGCCAGAACAACGCCGTGAGTACCTGCTGATGATGGGCGCGGATGCCGCAAAACGCTTGCAAGCTCTTACCCCCGATATACGCCAAGTAACAACACCTACCGGCGGCGTAGATTTCAGAAACTTTGCACCTTTCTCGCAAGGGTTTGGGCAAACACCCACCGGGTTTACTAATTTGGCCCCAGGCATGACGCAGTACCAAACAGGACGACTAAACCAAGATGCTGCTGGCCTAGCGATACGCAATCGGGAAATTGACCCTTACGGCATGTTTTCGCCAATTACCGTTGGTGGTGCACCAACGGTAAACGCACCGCCCGCGCAAGTTTCTGGCGTTGCACCCGTTGCGCCGGTAGCCGCACCCGCAGGCGCCGCGCCTAAAATGACTTTGGCCGATGCGTTTAAGAACAACGTAACGGGGCCAGAATTTATAGCTTTAATACCGCCGCAAGTTAAGCCCGTAGTGGAATCCATATTACGTTACGATCAACGCCCACCAAACACCGCAACTAAACAAGGCTTACGGTTATTGGAGCTAGTTAATCAAGCTGATCCGACGTATGACGCCGGTAAAGCGCAGTCGCGCTATGTAGCCAAACAAACATTTGTAAAAGGGCCGGTAGCGGATGCAATTGCGTCAACAAATACAGCTATTGACCACATGGATACTTTAGCTAAATACGGCGCTGATTTGAACAACACTGATGTGCGGCTTGCTAACATGGCAAAACAAGGGTTAGCCGCCGCTTTTGGCGCAGACGCGCCTACCACTTTTGACGCTACGCGAAAAATAGTAGGCCAAGAAGTTGTTAAAGCGGTTGTTGCAAACGGTGGCTCAATGCGGGAGCGTGAGGAAGCGGCGGATGCGTTTAACCGCGCCAATTCGCCTGCACAGTTGGCTGGCGTAATTAAATCATACCAAGCACTATTAGGCGGGCGCTTAAAAAGCACTCAGCTACGATATGAAAACGACACCGGGCTAAAAGATTTTCAAACTAAACTTTTACCCGCAACTATTCGTGCGCTTAGCGGCGAAGCGGCTACGCCTGCCCCTGCGTTAACACCCGCCGATCTGAATAGGCAGGCTTTGGACTGGGCCGCAGCTAACCCAAACGACCCTCGGGCGGCACGAATAAGACAAAAAAACGGAGTAAAATAAATGGCTACGCCCGCATTTGACCCCGACGCGTATTTAGCCGCGCCAGCTGCATTTGACCCGGATGCGTATTTAGCCGCCGCGCCCAAAAGCCTTATGGAGCAGATACCCGGAGCCATGCCTACCACTGCACCTACCAAGCCTTCGATGTACCAGCGCGCGCTTGGTGTGGCCGAGGTGCCAATCGGCATGTTAGGCGGCATCGTTAGCGGCGTGGCCGGGCCGTTAGCCAATATCTATGGCAACGTCACCAGCGGCAGCTTTGGTCAGCCCGAGGGCGTGCGCGCAGGCAGGCGTTTGCAAACGCGAGCAGAGCAAGCTGTAGGCTATACACCAGTAACACAACCTGGTGCAGAGAACATACAGGCCGTAGGCGAAACCTTGGCGCCTCTTGTCGGAGTGCCCATACCGACCATGAACGCTTTGGCGCGCACATCAAGCGCGCCAATCCGTTTGGCGACCAATGCGTTACGGGGGGAAGCCGAACTAGTTGGCGGCGCTGTGTCGGAAGCGGCAAAAGCCCGCAGCGCGGCTACGCAAGTGGCGAACGTGGCAAAAAGCTACGCCCGCGCGCCGGAAATTGAGGCAGCGCAAACAGCGCAACGCTTGAAGCTAGCTTTGCCACCTTCAATATCTAACCCAACGGCAGCTACCCGCGCTATGAGTGCCATTGCTGGCCGAGAAGGCGACGCAAAGTTGGGCGAAGGCAACGTCAAGCAAATTGTTAAACTGGTAAAAGAAGATTTGGGGGATACGTCACCCGACCCGCGCATCAGTTTAGCCACCATCGACAATGCGTTGGATATAGCGAGCGCGCCGTATGAGCCTGTACGCGCGTTGCCAGTGCTGCGCGTTTCCGACGCGGCAACGCAAACATTAAAAGACATACCCAAAGCGCCGTCAATTGGCGGCAAGGCGGGGGCGGCGGCGGTCAGTTCGCTGGTAGACGACGCACTGCTGGAGTTAGGCAAGGGCCGCAGCGGGGCGGCGGTGTTGGGCGACATTAGAAAATTGCGAAGCGACGCGCAGGCTATTTTTAAAGCCAACGATAAAGGCACCAGCGCGCCAGATCCAATAGCAACGGACAGGGCAAACGCGCAGATGCAAATCGCCAACACGTTGGAAGATATAATCGACGCCAACGCGGCGCCGGAAGTTGTGCCGGCGCTAAGAGCCGCGCGAACCAAGATGGCACAAATATATGACCATGCTAGGGCAATAGATTATGTGTCCGGCGCAATTGACCCGCAAATGTACGCCAAGCTATTGCAAGAGCGCAAGGGCCAAATGACTGGCTTGCCAGCGGATATTGGCAAAGTTGCGGCTATTTACCCTTCAGTAATGGCCGTTACGCCAGCCACATCCTTTGTTGGCCCGCGTACCTATAGAGGCACGTTAGCCGGCGCTGCGGGTGCTGCATTGGGTTATGCAGCCGGAGGCCCCGTAGGCGCGGCGGTAGGGGGTGGTTTAGGATCTCTCGGTGGGGCTTTTGCTGGCAACTTGGCCGCACAACGTATGGCATCGCCAGCATTCCAAGCTAAGTACGCGGTGCCCCGCGACTATCGCCCAAACGCGCTGGCGCCTGAGCCGCCAATCAACACGCTTCCGGTTCCGTATGCTTCGCAAGGTGCAATGGCACCGGGGCAATTGGTGACGCGGCCAAACTTCGATTTCTACCGTGCAAAAGAACCAAGCGGCGTGCAAGTAGGCGTTCCCCCCGGCGCGCCTCAGTTGGTTGCACCGTCGAGCGAAGCCACTATGGCTAACGTAGCGCAACAGCGCGCCTACGAACTGGCGCGGGATAGGGCAGCAGCAGCGCAAGCCGCGCAAGCCGCAGAAGCAGAATCGGTTGCAACTCGAAAACCCGCAGGGCGTGGAGTGGTGCTTGAAGAAGACCCTAATACTGGCGGCTTCCGGGTAGTGGAGCCTGCGTCAACTACGCTTGAGCCAACCAGCTTGCAATCAGCGGTAACCAAATTATCTGGCGTACCCACAACCGAAACACAAACCACGTTTCGAAGAGTGTACGCGGGGAAAGACGCGCAGGGCGCAAATAAATATGTTCAACGCCCAGTTGCTGAAACGGTTACGCCGGGCGCAAACACTTCCCAAGCGCCCACACTTACCGCCACAGAAAAAATTGCTTGGGATCGTGCGCGAGTAACCTTAGATACCGTACTGCCAGGGTTTACTAAACTATCCGACACGCAAGTATTTAACAAGTTGCTCGATCGGCAATGGGTCACGGAGGCGGTTAAAAAATCGCGTGAAAAAGCAGACATGTGGGCCAAAAAAGCCCAACAAGAAGCGATAACCGACCAACAAATTGCGGCGGCTACCGACGCAGCAAATAGACGCATCGCGCTAATGGATATAGCAGAAGCATTAGAAGCTAGGTTACGCGCCCCGCGTCCAGTAGCCAAGTCGAGCCAAGGGCCAAAAACACGGGCCGCGCAACGGCTTAACCAGTTGGCACCCGAGGACGCGCTTATCGTAACCCCACAAAACAGACTGGCGCCATAATGGCTACATCCAACGAGCTAGACGTTCGCCTGACTTCGCACGAGGCCGTCTGCGAGCTGCGTTACGACACCATCAGCGCCCGTCTGAAGCGCATTGAGCATATCGGTATCAGCGTTGCCGGGTTCATTATTGCGCTACTCATTCACATCATCCTGAAAGGCTGACCATGAAAAAGCTCCTCCTCCTCGCGTTGCTGCCGGTCAGCGCCGCTGCGGCCGACCTGATGATCTGCAACGGCGAGTTTGCTTTATGCGCGGCCTCGGCCAGCGTCCCTACCGGCAAGACAATCCGAGTGGATGGCAAGGAATTTCAAGAGGGTATGGCGGTCTGCCCGGTGCTGACCGGCAAAGCAATTGCCAACGGCAAGCTGATGAACGGTAGCTGCAAAGCTCCCGCGGGCAAGGTCTGGAGCCTGTTCTCAACCGTCACCGAGTACCCCCAAGCACCCAGTTGGGCAGTTGTCACCATGACCACCCGATCGTTTGTGACCACCACCGAGGCCGGCGGCGGCATGAGCAACCAGTGGTCGTTCCTCTGTGACAAGCAGGCCAAGAAGGTCAACAACGTGCAGCTTGCCAACTGTTACGGGCCGATCAACGAATCGCCCTGGGACAACGGGCATGTAGCACCCGGATCTACCGCGTTCACCGCCGCGCCGGTTGGAGCAGCAAACCCTGTTGGCGGCGTTATCCCCTCGAAAGGAAAATGACATGGGCTGGCTCAGAAAACGCTTTGGTGAGGCATCGACAATGGCAGGGCTTGGCGTAGTCGCAATGGTCCTGATCCCCATCATCCCACCGCAGTATCAACTGTTGGCGCAAGGTATCGCCGCGGCGCTTGGCCTGGGCGGCGCAGTCAAGGCAGATCCGGGCAACCATTGACCCCGCACTTTACCCTTGCAGAGCTAACCGTCACAAACCACCGGACGCTGGACAACACCCCAGATCCGGCGGCGCTGGCAAACCTGCAGCGGTTGGCTGAGTTTCTGGAGAAAGTCAAAGAACTGCTGTGGTTCAAGCCGATTATGATTACCTCGGCCTACCGCAGCAAGGCCGTAAACGACGCGGTGGGCAGCAAGGACACCAGCCAGCACCGGACTGGCTGCGCTGCTGACTTCCGGGTGCCTGGCATGACACCCAGAGAGGTCGTAGACGCCTGCATCAAGGGCGGCCTACCCTTTGACCAGATCATCCTGGAGTTCGACTCCTGGACCCATATCAGCATTCCAAGCGTGGCGAGCGTTGCACCCCGAGGATCGAAGCTGGTTATCGATAAGCAGGGCACCAGGCCGTTCTAGTCGCAACTCGCCCCGCGCACCACCCGCGCCTTCCAGATGTCGCCATCCTTTAACGGCACCCAGACCGTCGTGCCGTACCCGCCCTCTGGGTACTCCCGCTGGTACTGCGCCAGCTTCTCAATCAGTTCATCTCGCGTGGTTGCAGTCATCTCAAAGTCAATCACTTTCTTCTCCCTGTATTTAGCCATTCGTTCAGTTCGGCGCTGGCTCTTAGCCAATGCCCGCTCGTACTCGGTTTCCTCGCCCCACTGATTCATGCGTATCCCTCTTGCCGGGCTTCTTGCTTGGCCTCCAACACCCGCAGATCGTTAGCCGCATCGCTAACCCCATGCCAGTCACCTAGCCTGACGCACATCAGCAGGTAAACCGTGTATGCCTCGCGGTTCTTTTCGTATTCAGCAAGCGTCATTTCTCCCCCCTCCCTTCAATCAATTCAACAACCTCCGTTGTTTTAAGCACGATCATGATTGCCTTCAGCACGATCTTCGGATTGCGCTTGCCGATGACCTTCATGATCTGCTTTGCGAGTAGAACCTCTTCCGGCAATTTATCCACTGTTATCTCCCTGTTAACCACGTCGGCATACCCACTGCCGGGAAAAACCTACGCTTTACTCTTGTTGCTAGCGGATGCGCTTTCTTCCACTCCATCAGATTGTCCAGCCGCTTATTCTTTGCATCTGGATATCGAGCTATGTACCGCAGGTGTTCCACCCGTCGCCTGCATTTGCCACTGCAGAACTTCTGAAACGCCCTTGCAGGCTTGAACCTAACCTTGCAGGCTTGGCAAGCCTTTACTTGTCCCGCCCCCATATTTTTTCCTTGTCTGTATCTTTCGGTTGTAGAAAAGACACCGAAGTGTGGTCAATGCAGCTTTTGCATTTCCACAGCATCGCCTTACCATTACTTGATCGAACTCGCCTTGCCCCCGGTATCCTGCGGCAGGTCATGCAGAGGGGCTGTATCATTCCCCGCCCTCCTTCATCAGTGCGCGGATAAATTCGGCGCATTCTTCCGCTTGCCATGATGTGTTCATATCAAAAGCGTGTTGCTCTGA